ATGTCCAAAATCCAAGAAATCAAGAGTTACACACCACCTGTATTACATACGGGTAAAGATTGGTACATTGACTTTTACGCATTCAATCCTGTTGACGGAGTGATGAAACGGAAAAAGATCAAACTGAACTTCATCAAATCCGTTAAGGAAAGAAGGGCATACGCCAAAGGATGCATCAACAGACTATCAGAAAAACTCGCAACAGGATGGAATCCTTGGATTGAGCAAGAATGCGGCAACGCCTTTCTACTGTTCAAAGATGTAATAGACAAATACCGCACTTTTCTCGCCAAAATGCAAAGGGACGGGAGATACCGACAAGAAACGATCAAATCTTATAGCTCCTACCTTCGTAATATGGAAATCTTCAATGAAGAGAAAAAGGTCCCTATCACCTACATTTACCAATTTGATAAGGATTTTTGTGTTATGCTGCTTGACGAAGTGTATATAACTAGGGATAACACTGCATTTACGCGCGATAACTATCTCGGCTTTTTGAAGTCTTTTTCCACCTTCTGTCTGAACCATAACTATTTAACACAGAATCCAACAGCCGGGATCAGTAGTCTGGGAAGAAAAGGGAAAAAAAAGCTACGCAACATCCTGCCACCGGAAACACTTGCAAAAGTGAGCGACTACTTAAAGAACCATAACCCCTATATGTTGCTGGCAAGCTATATTCTATACTATTGTTTTATCCGACCGGCGGAAATGGTAGGATTGAGATTAAACGATATAAGTTTGAAAAAGCAAACAATATTCGTATCAGACAATATATCAAAAAATCGCAAAGATGGCACTATTACATTACCATCAAAAGTCATACATCTCATGTTGGACCTGCACATTTTCAACAATCCCGGTGATTATTATTTATTCTCTGACGGGTTTCGTCCCGGTAAAACAAAAAGATCTGAAAAAATGTTCCGGGACTGGTGGGCACATCATCTCAGAAAAGATTTAAAGCTTTCCGCCCAATATAAGTTTTATTCCTTAAAAGATACAGGTATAACGAATATGTTACGACATTATGATGTGTTAAGCGTACGTGACCAAGCTCGTCACAGCAGTATATTGATGACAGATATTTACACGCCTCATGATATACAGGAAGCCAATGATCTTATAAAAAATTATCAAGGAGATTTTTAGTAAGCAGATATTAAGCGGTTACCCGTCACTGGGCCGCTTGATATTCTAAAAAAAGTAAAATATGAGATTTTATTTATTATCCTCAATCTTCGCTTTGATTTGTTGAAGTAATCTAAAAGCTCCGGCCATCTTATAGTTGCCCAGACATTGCTTGGCTTGCATGATACAGGATTCAACAGTAAGTTTCAAATCCGGTGTGAAAGCGGATTTGTTAATTTGCATTTCTTTGGGAAGTTCATCAGCATGGTTGTTGAACCATACGATCATTTCATTCAATTCCTCTTCGGAATAAGATTCTTTTTTTTCAGCCATAATACATAAGTTAATGTTAGTTCCGGCAAAGATTACAAAAATAGCCCCGACTCATCACGAGCTGGGGCAGTCCAATTTATAAATTTAAAGTCTTATGATGAAGATTGTCTATTGCGCCAATGCTTTACTATCAGCATAACGACAATCAAAACGGTTACACAAACACAGGCAAAACCGATTTGTTCAGGCAGCGTGGATTCTTTTTTCTCTTTTATGGTTTCTGACCGGTTTTCTTCACGGGTATCGGAAGTGGTTTCCTTGTCAACTTTCACCTCCGTACTATCTTTGGTTGCAGTTTCCTTCCTTTTATTCTTGCTGAAATCACCTTCCACATGACCGTCTGCCAATAACGGAGGTTTCCCGGTCAGGCTATCGGGCGGTTTTCGGGTATCATAGATACAGAAATCAATCACATAGTTACTATTAGTAGTAATGAGTTCGCTCAAAGAGGTACTTGATCCGTGTACGATGTTGACAGATTCACTGGCGCTATCTTTGCTGATTACTTCTACATCGGACTTGACAGCCTTATGCGAGCTGCCACATGATCCGAACAACAGGAACAAACACATAAAAGGAGCCAGCAATATATGTCGGCTTACCCAGTTCATAACTCTAACCAACATAGTCTACAACTTAAGAACTTGCATCCTGTTATTTCCGTCAGCCCGATAACTGACGTGCACCCAAGCGAAGTTAGACTCGTCAATCAACTGGTCATAGGGTAGGTTCTTTCGGATATACTCAAACAACAACTTGTTTTGCTGTCTGTCCCCAGTGTCAATATCAGCAGCTTCCCCCTTCATGTGCTGCGAGGTCTTGCTTCCCTTGACAGCTGCATTAAGTTCCGGACAGCGATAGCCACTGTTTACTGTTATTGGCTTTCCCCACCATGTGCGTAACGGATCAAGCACATTATCTACCAAGGCAGTCAGAGCAGTCACATGCTCCTGTCTGCATCTGTTGTTGATACCCAAGCGGTCAGCAGTCGTTGACTTGCAGAGTTCCGCAATCGTAAAAAACTTCATTTCTTTTCCTCCTTATCTTTAATTAATGTAGCCCTGCGTGGTGGAATACGACGGCCGCATTCGCTGTCGGGCCTGTCACAACGGTTATGTTCGGCATCTTTCAATTGCAGTTCCAGCTCGTGGCACTTATGAATCCATGCCAGCTTATCAGACTGTTCATTACGAAGCTCAACGTATAACGCATCAATCTTGGCGTCACGCTGGGCGATGCGTTCTTCCAGCCAGTCAACCTGCTTGCGCTCGTTCTCATCCTCCATTGAATCGGCGGACGCATCCTCTTTCCGTGCGTTAGTCTTGCGGTTCACCCAGAACGTGACACCCCAACGGACAGCCTCCAATCCTCCGAAAGCCCCGATTATAGTCAACCAGTCGTTTAATTCCATTCTGTCTATTGTTTATCTGATTATAATACTACTTCAAAGATATGTCTATTTACTTGCGTCATTGTTGCAGAATTACTTAAATCCATTGCCACGATATGACAATAAAAAAAGAGCCCGATGACAATATTTATTGCCATCAAGCTCCTGGTTACACTGCAAAGATAGTGAAAACTATTCCATATTCAATCCATATTGAAAAAAATAATCAGGAGCAATATTTCGATTATCCGAAGAATTTAAAGAGTCACAATATTAATAGAAAACAAATAGGATTCATGGAATCTATCGGTTGTCTATAAAATCAGATGTTCTTAAGCCTTTATCGGGAAACATCTTTACTTTTTTCCTTTTCCTTTGAACATTTTTCAAGTCACGCACAATGGTGCTGGAAAGTACCTCCGAATAAATCTGTGTGGTCTTTACGGAAGTATGTCCGAGCAGTTTCTGCACAGTGGTAATAGCCACCCCCTGATGAACCAGCAGGGTGGCACAGGTATGACGGCTCACATGGTAGGTTATCCGTTTTTTGATACCACACAATCCGGCCAGCTTTCGAAGCTGCTTATTCACTTCCGAGTTACAAGGCAAAGCGGCAAAACTTCCGATATCCGGATAACGGTCAAGAATGCCCAATGCCCTGCTTTCAAACAGCAGATGTAACGGCAGACGGATTTCCACCCCTGTCTTGACGGATTTGAAGTACAGCCACCGTTTGCCGTTTACTCTAATGAAATTCTCAGGTGTGAGCTGGCAGAAGTCAGAATAGCGCAATCCGGTATAACAGCAGAACAGGAAGGCATCGAGCACATGGCGCATGGACTTCTCTTCCACTTCGACCGTTTCCAGCTTCTTCAGCTCGTCCGGGGTAAGAAACTCATGTCTGCCTTTCTCCTGTTTGATTTTGTACTTTCTGAACGGATAAGCGTCCGCGTGCATATATCCCTGGTTGATTGCCTCATTGACCAAGGTACGGAGCTGTCTCATGTGCTTGGCTATCGTATTGACCGCATTGCCCTTTTCTCTCAAGTATTGCTCAAAATCACGAAGGAATGTATAGGTAAGATCCTTGAAGTCCAATCCGGAACGGAAATCATTCAGGACCGCCAGTGTAGAGTGCAGGTTGTCCTTGGTGGACTGTTTCTTGTCCGAATTGTCAATGGCTGATTTGGCGAAAGTGGAGAAGCTGATATTCACGGCACTTTTCTTCTTGACAGCATCCTTCAGTAGTGAGAGCGTGGCAGGTATTCCGCGCTTCCAATACCCCAACTCTATGCCTTGCAGATACAGGATGTATTCATAGAGCATTGCGTTGAGTTCGTTAGATTGGGGGTGGTTAATGACTTGTGCCCCCTCACGGCTCCAGCACTCCGGTTTGAGGTAAACATTGGTCTTCAGGTAGATTTTCCTTTGGTTCAAATAGGCTTCAACCTGTACAAGAGCCGTGCCCTGCCTGTTAAGTGTGTTCTGGCGGTTATATACAAGACGGTATCTGATTTTATCCATTTTTCCGCAAAGATGCATCCTCTGTTCCAAGCTGCAAAATTTAGCCAATAAAAAATACACCCCCACTTTCGCAAGTAAAGATGTATAATATCTATAAAAAAATGGTCTGTGAAAAAAAACATTTGTAAAAAAGATGCCATTATTCATCACGAACGATAGCATCTAGATATTTTTATCAGTAAACTCTTTTAGTGATTTAGAATAATGTTTAATTCAATATAGATGCTACAAATATATAAATTTTGTTTTGCCCGAATTATTATGTAGTTGACGTACGGTATCAAAAAGGCAGGATTCGCCAATCCTGCCCAATTCCATACACAAATCTTTTTATTAATTAAAATACCTCACGGCATTCAAAAATTAATAAATGAAAAAACATTATTAATTGTCATAGCAAAGCTATAACAAATATTTAAAAAAGAATCATTATATGAAAAAAAGAACAGAATAAACGATATATAGACCAATAAACATTTAAAATAATATTGTAATACAAAAGTCATTGATACAAATCCTTCTGGGAGAACTTTTGGGAAATCCGAAGGGAACAAAATCGTTTTCTTCAT